ATCAACACCAACAGTAGCTTTTGAAGTCATGTCATAAGTAGCCATATTTCAATCCCTCCCTTACGCTGCGTTGTATTTAGCAGTTACGATTGCTTCTGGACGAAGAATCTTTCTGCCGTATAGATGCATACCACGAACAATGTCAGCAAAGCTGTCAGGATCACGATATGTTTCTGTCTTATTAATCTGCTCTGCTGTCGCAACTGCAGACTCATGTCCTGCAACAATAACACCAAAGTTACTGTTTTGGTTTGCAGAACCTGTAGTTCCTGAACCTGTTCCTACTGAAGGAAGGTTAGAAGATACATACATTCTAAAACCATGTATGTTATTTAGCACTAGACCATTACGTAGTCCACCTGATTCACCATAATCAGCGTTTAAGAACCTTGAGTCCTCATCTGCTAATATTTCCATGAACACAGGGTCAACAACTAAAAATCTACCTTGTGTATCAACTTGTTGTTGATCTAGCAAACGTTTCATGCGTGATATAACCATCGCAGGAGAAGCAGTTGCTGTTGGTAGTGCTGTTGCACCTGGTAGACGTGCAGCTACAGGAATCGAATGATCTCCTGCAGAAGACGTTGTAATGTTGCCAAATGAATCCTTACGGAGTTTCATTGATGTCAACAATTCATCTGAACCTGCTGTTGATACAGCCTTTGTACCATTTACGGTATCATTAGCTGTGTCTGCTGCTGAGTGCAAAGCCGACTGTTTAAAGCCTGACATATAACCTAAAACTTCTTGGTCATATTGATCAGATAGACGGTATGCAGCACGATTGCTTGCAAGGTCCATAAAATTGACGTGTGAGTGTGCTTCCTCAATATCGTCCATCTTAAAAGCATAATAGTTAGCTTTGTCGATAACGAGTGAGAAATCCTCATCGTCAAGGTCTTGTGCTGAAACCTGAGTTCCACGAGCATATGCACTCACAGAAATTTCAGGCTCTTTGATAATTTTCACTGTATCACCTTGGGCAGAAATCTCCCCAAAATAATCAGAGTTAGTTATGTCTCCTACTACAGTACTTTTGCGAAAAGCAAGTTGTACCTGTTTGGAGTAGATTACTGGCGAGAAATTACCATTAGGTAAATTGCCGTAACCTGCTGCTGATTGAAAAGCCATAATAGTTCCTCCTATAAAGTTTAGGCTTAAATGTAAGCTAAACATTATCACATAGAGGCTGTACGTTTTCTAGGGTGCATATTACTATCAGTTGGCCTACTGATAATTCTATGGGCCTATACTTGCACAGGTAAGTCTTACGTATTGTTTAGTCTATCGAATGATATAATTTATTACTAGGTGGGCATATCTCTACAATGCGGCTAATAATAATCATATCTATAGTTATACCATATTATTTTTATTTGTCAATGGTATATTATCGTGCAGAACCAGACATATCATAAATAAATTTGCCAGTTCTTATAGCTTCCATAATTTGATCGGAAGCTTTTTCATATTGTTGCGGTGTCATTTTTGCAACTTGTGACTCTGTAAATGTACCTTCTTTACCGTCTACTTTAGGTTCATCACGGCTGCTACGACTATCTACTGATCGTGCAGCATCTTTAGTACTTACAGGTTTTTTTGTAGTAATGTTCATATCTGCTTTGTATAAATCAATTGCTCTACTTGCAGAACGAGCATCAGTATCATTTTTATAAAGAGCGTTTTGTATCCATTCAGGTTGGTTTTCTGCCCATTCATGGAAATCATCACTGTCACGAATCTCACCAAAATCAGGATGTAGTTTAAGTAATTCAACTTCAGCTTTTTCTCGTTTAGCTTCGGCTTTCATTTCATTTACTTCTTTTTTAGTTTCTTCAAGTCCTTGTGCTTGTTCACGTGCTTTTTTAATTGCAATCGTTTCTACTATAGCTGCTACATCAGGATATTGTTTTGCCCAAGCTTCAATATCATCATCAGATTTTGGTAGTTTAATCTCACTTCTAGTAGACTCTGCTAACTGTTCCTCTAAAGTTTTAATACGACTTTCATATTCTTTTTCTTTTGTTTGTTGGTGTCTACGTAGATCACCATATCGTTTCTTAAAACTTTTTTCTTCTGCATTAACAGGTTCAGGTTCTTGTACCTCTACCTCTGGTTCTTTTTCTTTTTCTTCAAGTAACTCTTTTAGTTCTTTTTCGTCTTGTTTTATACGATCTGAGTTAGCACTTTTTCTGTCTACAAATGCAACCTTTTTAGGAGTGGTTACTTCTCCCTCTACAACAGTAGTATTCATTATAGTTCTTTCTTTCTAGGGCCACCGTAGCCATGTTGGATGGGGGATGGGTAGCTAGTCATATAGTAATATTAAATTCCTGCTTCAATATTACTTAAAGCCTCACGTTCTGCGAGGGTTTCTTTTTCTGTTGGACCTTTTTGGGAATCTTTTTTCTTCTCTAATTCTTTTTTCATACTTTCTAAAGCTTCGCTTGCTGATTTTACACCTTTTTTACCTTTGTCACCTTTTTTATCTTTGTCATCTTTTTTACCTGTTTCTGGTTTTTCCCGAACTTTTCCAGCTTCTATTGCTTCATTTATACTTTGATATTCTCTTTCTCCTTCACTATTAAACAAATATTCTGCTTGTCTAATATCATACTGAGATAAACCAGTTACAGGTTTGCCTTGCATATAAAGTGACAGTTTATTCATTTTATTATTTACTATTTCATGGTGTCTTGCTACATTTGCATTACCAGTTCGTACCGCATGATTATAAACTTTTTGATCTGCATCACTCAAGAAATTTTTTGCATCTGGTATTCTAGAGATTGGAGACTTACTAGGGTCATAATCAATTCGTTCTCTACCCTCACCTTTAAATATATCTGCAAATGCACCTTTTACTCTTTCAAAAAATCCTTCTTCTATTTCTGGAACTTCAATATTATATTCTTTCATTAATTTTTCTAATTGTTTTCCTTGAAAACTTGCACCTATTCTACCAATTCCTAATGCAGGAATAGCTACTGTACCCATAGATAATAAAGATTTAAATCTTTCATTATCTAAATATGCATCTTTAACAGCTTGTTCACTGCCCTCTTTGCCTTCTTCTAACGCTTCTCTTAATATTTTTAGTTGTCTTCCACCACCTTGATCTCTTACCATTTTTTCTAAACGTGCTTTAGTTTGACTATCATCATCACGAACTTGTGTGCTTTGTACAGAGGTACTTTCTAAATCTGTTGTAGTTGTTTCATCTTCTACATAATCTTCCTTTAATACAAATCCTTCAGGTATTTCATTTATAGGTTTATTATTATAAAAATTAATTATGCGTGTTTCGCCTGTTTCAGGATTAAAGTATTCTTTTTGTGTATATACACTATCTACTGTTGGCACAAAATTATTTGTAGTTGTTGTTGCACCTGTATTAGTTGTAATTGTAGATGTAGTTCCTGTTGTGCCTGTTGTAGTTTTTGGTGCAAGACTACCATCATCAAATGGTGTAGTTTGATTTGTTACAAACTTAGGCATAAATCCACCTGCAGGTGACGGTGCAGGAGGTGGTGGAGTTATTGAACTTGCAGGAACAAACGATGCAGATACCTGTGGTTGATTTTGAAATACAGATTGTTGATATCCACCTATACCTGTATAAGGCATAAATGCACCTTGATTTGCATACACTATACCACCTTTTGCCATTTCTTTTGGTTCATTATCTTTTGGTTCACCTGAAACAATAATAAGATCAGCCATATCAAAAGGCATATCATCTGGTATAGTAGCTTCTTCACTATTACCCATTTGCCCCATAGCTTCCATTTTCTTTAAACCCATTTTAGCGTCTTGCCTTAAACGCATTAAGTTTTCTAAACCAATGTAACGCACAACGTCAGCAGGAAAAACAAACTCACCTTCACTTAACATGGCAGGTATATCATCACGCACTTCTTTTTTGGTAGAACCAATAGGCACGTCATTACCAGACTCAGGGTCTACTTCACCACCTTCGTCTTTTAAACCACCCTCGTTAAATAGTTCCATTTGTTCTTCTAACATAGGTTCTTCCTCTTGTTTTCTAGTATCTGATCTACTTATTGCATATTCTATAGCGTCTTCTTCACTTTTAAATTCGGGTAACTCTTCACCTGTAATAAAATCAGTAGGACCATACTTTTTAACATAGTCTCTAATTTGATCTTCTGTATACTGTGTACCATCTTCAGCTACAGTAGGCATAGTATAATATTTACCGTCTATTTCAAAAGTAGTACTACGTTCAGAGTAATCTTCACCTGTTTCTGGATCACGCCATATAGTTCTACCAGTTACAGTTTTTTTACCTGTGTCAATAGGGTCAGCCATTTTTTAGTACTTCATCTCTTAATAGTTTAAGTCTACGTAATTGATATACTGCACCCTGTGCTCTATGCAAAGCAACACAATCTTCTGTTTGTTCCATTATTCTATGTTGATTATTTATTAAAGTATCTAAATACTTCTCAAAGTTATCCCACTGGGAGTGGTTGTTGACCAACCCCTTGAGCTTGTTGAGGTGCTCCCTGTCCTGCATTTCCACTAAATCCTTGTTCTTGTGGTGTTGGTGCTTGACCCATGCCTATATTTCCACCACCTGCCCCTGTTGGGTCCATTGGGTTAGCCCCTGCAGGAGCACCCTGTTCTGCTTGTTTTTCTTGTTGAAACTGTTTCATAAGTTCAGCTTGTATAGCAGCATCATTCATATTGTTGGTAACTTTGTCAGGGTCAAGATCAAGAGATTTTGCAATCTCACGAATAATATATTGAAACTTAGCAAACGGTGCAAGTGCAGGGTTAGATGATACTTGCAAAAATTGCATAAGTCTTTGGCTACGTACTTCGTTAGCCATAAGAGATTCAGTTCCACGTGCCTTAACTTCTAGATCGCCTTTAATTTCAGGGTCATAGTCAAACTGCATGTTAAATTGAAACAGCCCCTCTCCTAGTGGACGTAATAGATAATCGTCTACATTTTTAATAACATTTTTAATTGTTCCACTAGCTGCACCCATTAACATACTAATACCACTGGCAGTTCTACCTACGCCTTGCACACCTGTTTGACCGTGTGCAAAAGAAGGAAAGCCTGTAGATTCGTCAGCTAGTACTCGTGCTTTATCAAATAGCTGCAAGTTTTCACCTGCAACATTTGGAAACTTAGTGCCAAAGATAGCTTGCCCTGGAGCACCACCTTGTCTTCTAAATACTTTCCCTGGATATACTGATAAGTCTTGGCCTGGAACTAAGTTAGTTTCATCTACCTCTATCAGTAAGTTTCCTGACAATACAGCATTATCTACAGCCATACGCATAAAACCATTCATTAATGTTTGTGTATCGTCCATGTTTTCAGCAATACCTACACCAAAAAATGAGTATGGGTTTAATTCATATGGCGCAGCCATGTAAGGTATCTTAGCAGGTTTAAAAGGATTAAGAACCATACGAATAAGTTTATCATTACAAATCCATATGTTTGCTTGTAGTTCGTCCATTTGAGATAATTCTTCTGGTATATCTACGCCTTGTTCTTGCAACATTTCTACGTCACACATACCCCAGTATTCAAATACTTCAAATCTATCTACCCCATGTTCAGGGGCATAGTCAGCTAAATCATTTTCCCAATATTCCTTATTATAATTTTCTCCAAAAGCAATTGCTTCATCAATTACTGTTGCACGAAAGTATGGACGTTTTTTTAAATTACGCATTTGTGAACGAGATAATTTATGTCGTTCTATTACATACTGAGCTTCCTCTATATTATTAGCATCTGGATCAGGATAAAAATTCCACACAGATACATGAGATACTTGTGGTACAGTTTTAAATGTAGGAGAGTATTCCCCTGTATCATCATCCCAACTAGGATATTCTTTATCTACAGCAAATGGACCTTTCATTACACCAGTACCAAACAAAGCCATTTCAAATGCAGTGCTTCGTAAATGTTTAGATGCAGAAGACTCATCAAGTTGATCTTGTATTTTCTTTTGCATTTTCTTTGCTGCAATCATAGCAGGACTAAATGTAATAGATGTAGGTGTACCACCTGTACCTTCTTTTACACCTTCGATAGAATTTAATTTTTCTGCTAATTCTGGGTTTAGTAACTCTTCTAACGTTTTAGCCGTAGCACCTTTAGGTATTTCTCTACCGTCACCTGTAAAACCATAAGGCGATACTGGATCACCTTTTTCGTCTTCTTGTAATTCTTTAGGCAAAGCAGGATCAAAAGAGACATTTTCTACTACACCTTCTGGTAGTTCTGTTGGGTCTACCGTTAATGGAAATGTATTCTTTGCAAACAACACATCTACAATTTGTCCATATGCTGCAAGTGTTTTTGTTTTAGTTACCTTAATAAATACACGAGATTTTTCTGCCTCTGTAAATTGTACATCAGGACCATATATACCACGATAATTACGATATGCTCTTAACCAACGTTCTTCATCTTGTCTACGATAATCTTCTGCACGACTATACCGTTGCATAACAAATGGAATTATCTTAGATGTATCTGTATCTTCTTCTGTAGAATTTTCTGTATCTTCAAGAACTACTGCATCGTCCTCAATAAATACTTCGTTATCTTCTGCCATTTATTTTTCCTTAATATCCAAATGTTGCATCTGCCACTTTCATACCTGTAGAAGGTCTACCCATAGGATCATAATCAAATACACTAAAACGAGGTCTTGACATTATACCATATCTTAAAGCATCATACAAGTGATCTTCTGCATTTGTGTCAACATCTTCTGGATTCTTTTTATCTAATGGTATTGCAGGTAACTGTGCTATTATTTCTGTACAGTTATTAAAAAATACTAGTCTGGGTTCTTCTGTAAATTCATCTACCTGTAAACGTCTATGTATTTCATTTTTTCCTGATACTCTTGATCCTTTTGATCTATCAGAAGGACGCCATCTACATCCTCTTATAATCATTTGCTCCGCAAGGCTTGGACCTGTATCGCCACGTTTATGCCATAAAGAGCTATCCAGTACTCCATATTTAATATTCCCATCACCTGCTTCTAAGTCCAATACCATGTCAGCTAAATCTGTAGCAAGAACTTTACTTACATATAATTCTCTATATACTATTAATTGTTCATCAGGAGATACAGCAAACCAAACTACACCAGATTTACTTCCATATCCATAGTCACATGCTCTAAATTTTACCCAGTTACTAGGAATATCAAATGGTTCAATTACATGTATCTTTCTATCAAACTCTGTAAAGGCTGCACCTTCTTTAATATCCCAATCACCATCTAATAGTTGTCTACGCTGTTGTTCTGGTAATGACAGTAGCATTGCCTCATAGTCACCCTGTGTAGCCAAGTATGGGTTGTCTGATAGTCGTGCAGGTATAAACCTACGTTTGAACAATGCTTTACCTGCTTTAGCATGACCTGCAGGATATTTAAGAACTTCTCCTGTTTCTATATCTGTTGCTTCAAAAGGTTTATTGTGAGGGGCAGGGTCAATAAACATTTTCTTTACCCAGTGATGTCCTCTACCTCCTGGGTTAGTGGTAGCTCTCATATACACTGGTAGATCGGGTGCAGTGGACCGTAGACGAGAGCGCATGTAGTTCCATGCGAATGGTGAGGGCCATTGAGTCAACTCGTCAAAGCCTATCCAACTAAACGCTAGACCTTGGTAGCGCAGGACGTCATCTTCCCTGTCTAGGTAGGACATCCACAACCTCGCTCCAGAGGGCGCAGTCCACTGCATCTTTCGTTCAGACCACTTGATACCCTTCCAAATCTTAGGGTACATCTCCTGTGATTTAAATATAAGTTCCCTAAGTTCTTCTGTTGTATGTCGTAGTAGTAAGCCTGAAAAGTCAGGATGACCCATGTATCTCAAAGGGTCTGCTAACATTGCATAACTTTTACCACCACCTGCTGAGCCACCATATAGCACCTCACGCTCACCTGCAGCTAGAAAGTCTGTCTGTGGACCTTCATTGGGTTTGAAAATAACGTTATGTTGTTCCTCAACAGGAATCTCTTCAACGATACTAACTGGCTTTGGGGTAGCTTTCTTCTTCGTAGGCTTTTGCACCGAGGCGTTTGTTTTCAATTTCTTCCGCTTTGGCGATTGCCTTTTTCGCATAGTCTGCCCATCTGCGTAGGCTTCCAACTTTGTTTTTTCTTCTTCGCTCATTATCCAACCGTTTCTTGAGTCCTACGTGAGATATAGATCTACCTGTATTTCTAGATAGCCAATTGGCAACCTCACGATATGAATATTGTTTTAGATATTTCTTTGCCTCTTCAAGCATGTCAAGTTCGTGTTCAACAGGCTGAAGTATATCAGGATCGTCCTTATCTATTTCATATCCGAATGGTATTGTTCTTGATATACGTGGAATAGCAATCCATTCGTTGTCTTCTTTTATGTCGGTTGGTTGGGGTAACTTCCACTTTTGTAGAGGTTTAGTCATCGTCATCCATTTGTTTAGGCGGCATTAGCATTACACCACCCTTTGCTTCTACTTGCATCTTTTCTGTTTTTACTAGACCTGTGCGATCAAGTAGTTCTTTGGCAGCTTGCATCTTATCACGAATACCTAACTCTGTAGGATCATACAATGCACCTACCATAGACATTGCAGCTTTAGGTGCATTACGTGCCATATAAGTCTGCGTTGCATCTAGTATTTCTTCTTTAAGTGACTTAACTACTTCAGCAGATGATGTAGCATCAGAATATCCTGCAAGTTTTTTTGCGGTCACAATATCTCCACCTGCTTCATCAAATAGTACAGCTAATAGTTTTTGTTGTTTTTCTGTTAATGCTCGTGTCATAGTTTTTGTCTTCCAAATAGCAATAATACAAAGTTAACCATACCTCTGCCCATTTCTGTAGGTGTAGGTAATAACCATCCTAGTATTAATAAAAGCATTACCCAAGGCGGTATATTTTGAATATTAAGCTTTTCAACCATACCTGTTTCTACTTCTTTTGTAACTATATCTCTTCCTGCAGATGTAGTTTCGTCAATACTTACAGCAGCCTGTGTATTCTCTGCACCTATTTGTGCGTTACTATTTACTGAGGTTCCACTTGAGCCACCAAAGGGTAACCAAGACATAATACCACACCCAGAAAGAAATAAACAAAGTACTAGCCACCTCATTACATTAACTCAAAATGTGGCGCATCTATAAAAGGTCTGCGACCTTGTGATCTACGCAAATCTACATATGCCATCATAGCGTCCTCTGCTGTTCCAGAATATGATTTAATATCTCCTTCAGACCATGCAGCACCCCATTTAATAGATGCTCCAGTTTCTTCTGCTGCTTGTTTAAAAGCGTCACAAATATTATCATATAAATTTAATTCCCATGATACATCTGGTCCTACATAAGCTACAACATCTACAGCATGACTAAACCCATCGTCCTGTAATAAATGTTTACTAGCCATTGTTTGTGATCGCCCTGCAGCTACATTTGCTTTTTGTTCTTCTAAAGTTCTTACACCTTGTGTAACTCCAAAATCTACATCTGTAAGTTGAATAGCTCTTTCTACTACTCCAGTCATAGCAGGATGTACTCCCTCAAGTTTGTCCATTGATCTTTGACTTAATCTAAAACTCATCTCATGTCCTTTTTCATTGCTACTTTATTACCCATTGGTTTTCCTGCCATATAAGCTGTAGCTCCCATATAAGCTGCTACCACACCAGTTTGTGCAATATAAAATAACCCAAGCAAATCTGCTAGGGCTGAAACTCTTGTATCTGTCATTAATGGAGTAAATAAAAATATAGTAAATATAATCATCATTCCCATTGCTACCCACGCCATAAACTTTTGTGATTCAGCTTTTTCTTCACGTAGCTCAACCTCAAGCATACGTTCTTTCATTGCTATTTCTTCTGGAGTTATTTTACCATCACCGTCTACATCAAAGTCTATCACCAATCATGTTCTCCTGTAACGTCTGGAAGCTTTAGCTGCCGCTTTAGGTTGTTTAGAAAACTGCCTACCTGCAGCCGTATCTTTTCTTTTTTTAGCAGTACTTGCCGCATACTGCGAACTAGACATACCTTTGATTGCTGCCTCTGGCAAGTATCGTTCACCAGTAGCTTTTGGTCCTTGCGTAGAAGGTTTACCACTTTTAGTTCTCCATTTTTGTTTTGTCCAACTGTCAAGACTTTTTTGTGATGCTGCTTTAGCCATTTATTATCCATGCTATTAATATTAAAGCACCTACACCTGAAACCATTAACAGACCTGTAACTGTCCATGTAATAATAGCTTCAATCATTTCGGCTTTACGGTACTCTTGTTCTTTCTTTTGTTTACGTATTCTACCTTCAGTGGCTACAAGTTCATCCCATGCAGATGGACCCATACTAAAACTAATCCAGTCTTTGAGTTCTTGCCGCATTGCTTCGGCTTTCTTTTTAGCTGTAAATATTTCTAGTGCTTCAGCTTCAACCGATTGACCATTCAAGGCTTTCCACCAAGGGGGATTCTTATTTTTTTGTTCCATGAATGACAGATCACTCATAGCACCTGCCCATTGGGTCAACTGTCCTGACATATCCTGTAGGTCTTTACCTACCTGAAATCCCTTCTTGAGGGCGTTAAATGCTACAGTAGCCCCACCAATGATTGTAACTGGGTCCATGTTAGCCTCTAGTTTTTG